GATGATGAAAATCGATTGTTCTATGTAGGGGCAACCCGAACGAAAGAAAATTTACATATTATAGAACCAAAAGATTTTTACAAAAGTTATCAAATATGAGTGCATATAAAAAACAAATAGGAGGCCATCACTATATGGACATGGTGATGCAGCCAAGTGAGTTTATAAACAAGAACAAATTGCAATTCGCAGAAGGAAATGCTATTAAATATATCTGCAGACACGCAAATAAAGGAGAAGTTCAAGATCTAGAAAAAGCTAAACATTACATTGATATGATTATTGAAAGAGATTATACGGCTCCGAAAGAAAAAGAAGAAACCTGGGTAGAAGGGTATAAAAAATGGAAGAGTGAAAGATGTCCGCATAACTAATGCAGATCCCTTTGTTCAAACCTCAAACGGAATGGTTACCCCCCGAGGAATTTCCTGATCTATCAGGGTACGAAGAAATTTCTATTGACTTAGAAACCAAAGATCCAGACCTCATTAAAATGGGTTCAGGCTCCGTGACAGGCAGAGGAGATGTGACAGGCATTGCCATCGCAGTCAAAGACTGGTCCGGTTATTATCCGATCGCTCACGAAGGCGGTGGTAATATGGACCGTAAGATGGTCCTGAAATGGTTTCAAGCCGTTCTTAAAACTCCTGGAGTTAAAATTTTTCACAATGCCATGTATGATGTCTGTTGGATCAGACACTTAGGTCTTACCATCCGAGGACGTATTATTGATACCATGATTGCGTCAGCCCTTGTTGATGAAAATCAATTACGCTATGATCTTAACAATTGTTCAAGACGTTATACCGGTAAAGGCAAAGATGAAGCTGCGCTCTATGCTGCCGCTAAAGAATGGGGAGTGGACCCTAAAGCGGAGATGTATAAACTTCCGGCACTCTATGTGGGAGCCTATGCGGAGAAGGATGCAGAGATTACCTTAGCCCTATGGCACGAACTAAAAAAAGAAATAGAACTCCAAGATATTGGCTCTATCTTTCAACTTGAACTCGATTTATTTCCATGCCTGGTTGATATGAGATTTCTCGGGGTACGCGTAAATCAAGAACAAGCCCTCAACGAAAAGAAAACATTACTCGAACAGGAAAAAAAGTTATTAACAGAAGTTAAAAAGAAAACAGGAATTGAAGTCCAGATCTGGGCTGCACGATCCATTGCTCAAGTCTTTGATAAACTCAAACTCAAGTATGATCGAACCATCAAGACTCAGGCTCCATCATTCACTAAGAATTTTTTAATGCATCATCCTCACCCTATGGTGAAGAAGATTGCTCAGGCGCGTGAGATTAATAAAGCTCACACCACGTTCATCGATACTATTTTAAAACATACCCATAAGGGAAGAATCTTTGCTGAGATTAATCAGCTTCGTGGAGATAATGGAGGTACCGTGACAGGCAGATTTAGTTACGCGAATCCTAATCTACAACAGGTACCCGCACGTAACAAAGACCTTGGACCACGGATCAGGAGTTTATTCCTACCGGAGGAAGGCCATACATGGGGTTGTTTTGACTATAATCAACAAGAGCCTAGGTTGGTAGTCCATTACGCAGGATTGCAAAATCTGTACGGCGTAGACACCGTTCTGGACGCGTATAAGGCCGGAAACGCAGATTTCCACCATATCGTAGCCGACATGGCCCAGATCCCAAGATTTCAGGCTAAGACCATTAATCTAGGATTATTTTATGGCATGGGTAAAAATAAATTACAGGCAGAACTCGGCGTGAGTAAAGATACTGCCGAAGAATTATTTAGAACGTACCATGCTAAAGTTCCATTTGTTAAACAACTGATGGACTCGGTCATGAGACGCGCACAAGATTCAGGAAAAATTAGAACGTTGCTGGGAAGACTCTGTCGGTTTCATTTATGGGAACCGCATCAATTCGGGATTCATAAAGCGTTGCCGCATGAAGAAGCGCTCAGGGAACACGGACCAGGGATTAGAAGAGCATACACCTACAAAGCCCTTAATAAACTCATACAAGGATCGGCTGCCGATATGACTAAAAAAGCCATGATTAATCTCTATAAAGAAGGAATCATACCCCATATTCAGGTGCACGATGAGTTGGATATTTCGGTAAAAGATGATAAACAGGCTAGACAAATAGTACAAATAATGGAGACCGCAGTTGAACTAGAGGTACCAAACAAGGTAGACTATGAATCAGGTAAAAACTGGGGTCAAATACATTAGGAGGAAACATATGGAACAAATAAAAAAATTATGGGGACTAGCATTAGCTCATAAAAAAATATCTATTGCAGTAGCTGTAGTTATCGTTCTTATTATAATAGCAGCTAACTAGGAATTTATGTTGAATGGCATACTTAAACGCAAACATACCTGTGATCTATTGTCAGATCAGAAGAGAGTATCTTTATGACCTTAAGAGACACCATGGCGAAGTGGAAGACTGCATGGTCTTTGGCATCGCATCGATGCCAGGGCGTGCTCTACTCTTTCACGCAATTATGGAAAACGGAGGTGTTTACTACCGTTTGCCAATCTCTGCATTCATTCAGCACGGGTTTGATGTCGAAAAAGTTCCTAGGATGCGACTTGACGAGTTGGAGTTATGGAATTCTTTTAGTTACTATCCTAGTGTTACTGTTTACGACGCTTTAAGTATTTCAGGAAAATATATAGGTAAAGATAAAAAATGGTACCCAGGTTCTTATCTTTTTACGGTTGACTGGGCTCATCCAGATAGTAATATAGTCGATACGGATCATTCAGAAGTTCCGCAAGAACATAAATGCGCCCACATAATGGCCCTGGAAAACGGAAATTATGCAGCTCAGCCCAATAATAGAATCTTATGGCATATCCCTTCTTATACAGTAAGGGACGAAATTCCAGATTGGGAAGTTAATCATACTATATGGAGCGTAGAAGATAGTAGAGATTGGCAAACAGAGGATACTAATAAATTCTTCTACGGTATTGAGGATAAAAAAAATGACAAAGTGTAAAGATTGTTTTTGTGACTGTCACTGTAATGTAGGCGAACATTCAGATGCTAATGGTGTGTGCGCATGCACTAAATGTAATTGTAATCCACAGGGAATTCAAGTAAACAACGATGAGTGTCTCTCATGCCAATAGACGAAAAAAAAACTTGCAATATGCATACCAGCGAAAAAGAAAAATCAGGTACATGTTGTCAAATAAAAGACGAAGAAGAAAAAACAGAGGAGCCAAATGAATAAATTATATTTAGTTCTTGCATTACTATTTGCATTAAGCGCCTGCTCGGTAGGCAAAAAATGTACCTATACTCAAGATGGGACGAAGCTCTCCTCTTATGTATGGTTTTATAATGGTGACAAGCCAATTGATTTAGATAAAAACAATTGTAACTAATATGAACGAAAAATTAATAACGGCACTACTCGCTATACTATTAGCGCTCGGAGGATGGACGCTTCAGCGTACATTTTCTCTTTCACAAGATATGGTTCTAATTAAAACCAAAGTGGAGATAATAGAAGATGAGGTACAGAACTTTAAAAATCTTAAGGGCAAGAAGAAGCGCAAGAAAAAGAAACAGGGAAACTAGATGGATGAAGTATCTAGTATCCTCTCTAATTATTATTTTACTTGTACTTTTTTCTGTTGGATGTGATGGCGTCAAGCATGTTATACAAATTGAAGAACCAACAGATCATACTTCAGGAGATGATGGTGGCAAATTAAAATATAAAATTATTTGGGGAGACGTGAATCAAAAGGAATAATTATGCCACTAAAAATTTCGGACGAAGCCAGAGTTCAGATGCCGATGAAAACGGTTGCCAGTTTGATCACCCTTGTTTCAATTGGAACCTGGGCTTTTTTCGGTATACAAGAGAAGCTCAACCAGCACTCAACACAAATAGAGATCATGGATAAGGACCTGGTCATGAATACTGAGTTTAGAATTAAGTGGCCTCGGGGTCTATTAGGAAGTCTTCCGGCCGATTCGGAACAATTTATGCTGATCGAGGAATTATATAAACAAGTAGATAAATTACAAATACGAGTGGATAGTATGTTACATAATGAAGTAGGAATTAAAGCTTTGGATAAAGCCGTAGATAAGCTACAAAAGGATGTAGAAAAATTAAAAGATAAGCAAAGATCCTTTGCTAATGGAGTACAATAATGAAGGAAATTATCATATGCGTCGCACTTTGCATGTTTCTCGAAGGAGAACTGGTCGAGCACACATACAAAAGCTCAATGGGCGATTGCCTTAAGGCCAAGCGCGAAGCTGAACGTAATATCCAGCCGGAGCGCGTCCAATTTAAATGCGGTGCTAATGTTAAAGCTGAGGTCGAGTACATAGAAGAAAAAGGAGAGACCGCTCCTCGGACAAGAATCATACGAGTCATCGAGCATGGATATACCAGTGACTCGTACGACGCGGAATCAAAATACTAATGACAATACTTGGGTGCTATAGAGCAGCTGTTATCATAGCAATAATATATTTATACTATATTCATACGGTGAAATGTGTTTAATGAAATGGATCCTCGGCATCTTAATTGGAATCTCCATAGGAATCACTGTAGGATTCAGTGTCTACCACTATTTTTTTATGGAGAGATTTAGTTGTTGCGGCGTTTATGGCTAAGAAAAAAACCAGGAATCCTATCGCTCAAATATTAAAATACTTTACACCAAAACGATTTAAAGATAAAACTAAATACGAGAGGAAAAAATATGTTTGGAGGCGGAAAATTCGGCGGACACATGATCTTTAAGACTGAGGTCGTAAATGGGGTCTGTCCTACATGCCAGGCAGACGTGGTTTTTGTTTCTCTGGCTCAAAGTCTGTATCGTTGCACGAATTGCGGCTCCGATCTTGAACAAAAAGTTAATGGAGTCATTAGCTATATTCCGGCCTCATCAACCATGAGTTCTAATAGGCCGGTTCTAAAAAGCGTAGAATCGGATGGCCCGAAACAAACCTAGGGCGTATGGGTTCGTTCACGTAAAAAAGCAACAGCGCAAACGACCCGGCCGGCATTCCAAAAGACCCAATAAGCGTAGCAAACGTAAGAAGTCACGCGGCCAGGGTTAACAAGATTTACAAATAGTAAAACATTTCTTTACAAAACATTACAAATTAACCGCAGATACCAATGTTTTTTCTTGCATCGCCTCTAATTGTAACGTATGTAAATTATATGGACAACTTCTCATATTCAAATTGCGTAGTACACGACGATACCTTTGATTGGGGCGGAAAATAATTTCTACTAGCGCTTGACATAAGTCCTACGAAACCCTATATTACCCCTATGAAAGAATCACGTTTAGTATCGGTGCGTGACAAACTTTATAAAGTCCGATGCATATAACAAGGAGAAAGTAAGATGAGTAAAAAGCAAGACAAAAAACACAAACAATATACGGTAGTATATTGTACTAAGGATTACTCTTGGTTTAAAAAAACAAAGGGTAATAGACCAGCTAAATCTAGCCACATTAGAAAAATAAAAAATTCTATTGCGGAAAAAGATTTAAAAATGGTTGTTTACGTAAACTCGGATGGATGTATTCGTGAAGGCCATACGACTTTTGAAGTTAGAAAAGAACTAGGTTTACCTATCTATTATATTATCAATGACGATTTTGATGCTTTAGATGTACCTAGATTTAATTCTAGCAGAGAAAGTTGGTCTTTTCCTAATACTTTATCTTTTTTTAGCGTTCGACAAAAAAGAGCATATAAAATTGTAGCAAGCAGAATGTCAAAATATTATATGCCTATTCAAGAAACGGTTGGATTGCTAAAAGGAGAAACAAGTCCTTCAATGGGAACATCCGAAGACTTTAAATGGGGCAGATATACCCTACAATACTCGGAGATTAAAACATTCGATAATCTTGTAGGACCTATGAGAAAATTATGGGATCTCCGTAATGCTGGAAAAAAGATGCCTAGAAGTTTTATTAGAATGGCAGCTATAGCAGCTAAAAACCCTAATTATAATTTTGAAAGAGCTAAAACAGCTATAACCAACAGCGGTGCTAAGTTGGATGGATGTAGTTCTACTCAAGAATATATTGATAATTTTGGTTTTATTTTTGATAAAGGTCTAGATAGATCTAAAAGATTATATCTTAAAAGATTTTTCGAGGACAAAACATACGAAAAAAAAGAAGGAGAATCTCTACATTAAATGAGATACGAATATACAGTAACGAAAGAAGGTGGAGAAGCTGAGATCATGAAGGCGATGAGCTGGAAGAAACTCTTTAAGAGTCTCTTGCTCAAATATCCTAAATTCAGTGGCTGGTGTACCTACATCAATAAACATGGACATGTTCAAGTGAGAGCTTTTAGCAAAGGTAAAGAAACTAGAAAGTGAAATACGTCATCATACTTCTGCTCAGTGTGAGCGGGGTTGAAGAAATAAAATTAAAGACGAGCGGTCTTAACTGCGGGGAAATAGCCAACGCGTGGCGTGAAGTCAATACCACGTATCACGCAGCACGGAACACGGACCCGAAGCAACAGGGCAACTATACCCCTGAGGGTAAACTCATGATTGGTTATTTATGTGAATAAACCTATCCTAAAGGGAGAGAGGATAGGTATTAAAGGTGAGGCTGCAAGCCTAGCACATTTTCAACACCCTTATCAAGAGGTATCTGTAAGTCTACAGACATATTTAGTACCCACCTGGTATTTATTAACATTAGCATACCCCATCTTCTGCAAAAGAGTGACGGATTCTTTATGAGCGGCAAGCGAGCACTCATACCAGGAGTCATAAAGCTTTGGTGATTCTATAGGGGAGAGGCAGCCATTATTGTTAACAAATGAGCACACCCATAATATTAATATATATTTCATCTTGACATCTTTGAATTAAAATCCTATATTCTAGTTTAAAAGGAAAGAATATGACAGACATTAGTAAATATCGAAACGTATCTTTAACACATGATACCTATAACACATTAGTGAGGCTATCAAAGACTTTATTGCCGGAAGCGAAATTATCCATCAGTAAAACCGTTGAAGCTTTAGCTAACGAGAAAGATAAAAAGCTCAATGGGAAGATCCGCAAATAGTTTTACGACTTGGGTAGGCCACGCTTTAGAAATTAATAACGATCGAGTGGATCTGCCTGAAAAAGATCTATGGGTCGCTGTCCTTTGCCGGGCGGCGCTGGATGCCTGTAAAGGGCCTCCCCATTTAAATATGAAATTGCCGTGCAATATTTCTCACAAAAATTATTACGATTACAATCGAGAAGCCGCCCGCCATTTCTTTTTGGAAGGGGGTCCGCATTTCAGAAACATTTGTGAAATGGCTGGAAGGAATCCTTACTACGTCCGAGAAAAAATTTCACAAATTTTATTAGGAAAAAAATCCTGGAATGAGGATATCCCCATCACGTCTCATTATCGCCAGGGTCCTAAACGAGGGAAACGAAAGTATCGAAAGAAACATTTAACCGGGAACGCCTACTACGCAGCGAAAGCGGCCAAAGGTCCGAAGAATTTTTATTATCAGGACATGGGTAAAAAAGGTGGACGCCCGAGAATCTATAACAGGATCACATGAAAGATAAACTATTAGCATGGATCGAAAGAATCTCGGGACGAATTTATAGGTGGGCCTGGAAAAAAAGATGGAAAGAACGCAATCCTGATGAATGGATCAAAGGATATAAAGAATTGAAGAAGCAGTGGAAAGATTTAAAGGTACTTTACCGAAAGGCAAGAAAATGGAAAAAGATAACTTATCAAGTATGAAAGAACTAACCATCCCAACCAAACGAACAAGAGTCTGCGACAATTGTCGTGGTAATGGCTACCTGAATGTGGTAGACAATCAAGGATTGACTCAGGTCAAACAGTGCTGGGTTTGTGAGTCGAACGGAGAGATTAAGAATTATGATCAAGCTGAAGTGGACGATTTTATTTATCATACTTATTACCGTAAGCGGTTGTAGTGAGTTTGCACTCCTCATGAGTGGCTCCAGTATTGCTGTAAGTCAAAATGCTTATGTTAAAGCCTATAATAGTATGGACGTCTTAACCAC